CGCCTGATGCGTCATCAAGCCCTCGCCATCCCGAATCCACGACGCGCGGCAGCCCATGAGCTTCTGCGCCGCGATCGCGCCGTCAGCGGAGACCCCGCGCTTCTCCCAGTTCTTGACCGTCTGGGGCGTCTCACCAAGCAGGCGAGCGACCGCCGACTGACCCTGGATTCCGGTCAGCTCCTTGGCAGCTTGGTACAGGCGCGCGCAAGAGTCGTGCATCCGCCCGAGTTTTGCAGCAACACAACACGGCGTGTTAAACGCTGCGATTGACTCTGAATTAAACGTCATGTGTAATCCGGACCATGACGCAAGAGCCTATAGAGCGGGCAATCCAGATCGCCGGCGGCCAGACCGCGCTCGCGCGCAGGTCCGGCGCGCGCCAGCAGGAGATCTGGAACTGGTCGGCCGGCCGACCCGTGCCCCGCGATCGATGCCCCGCGATCGAGCGCGCGACTGACGCCCTGGTCACGGTCGAGGAGCTTTGCCCCGACGTCACCTGGGCCCGCATCCCCGACCCCACCTGGCCGCACCCCGACGGCCGGCCGTGCATCGACGTAGCCGGCCCGCCGGCTCAACTGGAGAGCAGCAATGCGAAGTGAAGCCGACGTGGCAACCGAGGCGTGGCAGATCGTCAACTCGCTGATCGAGCCGGGGGCGCTCGACGGCACCGGACGGGACCTCACCGCGCAGCGCAACGGGTTCATCCTGGCCACCAACGAACTCGCGAAGTGGCGAGACAAGCTGGCGGCCGCCCCGGGCTCCGCCAGCTGCACGCCGCTCACCGAGCGCGATGCCCACAGCATCAAGCAGGCGGTGCTGGCTGCGGCCTCGCAGGGCGGCGGCGATGCGAGCGGGCAGGCCGACCCCGAGCGGCTGGCCCGGAGCCTGATCAAGGCCTTCCGCCTGGTCGATGAGGCTACCGCTGCGGGGCCCTCTGCCCCGAAAGAGCACCTCAGCGCATCTGATCTGGCGACGACCGGAGCCCTCCTGGAGGCGCTTGGCGTTCGGCTCAGCCCGGCGCCGGCAGCTGATCCCGGGCCATCTGCTCCCACGGGGCCAGGCTGGCTTCGAGCGACCGCACGAAGGCTTCTGGCATGGGTGAGTTCAGCGCGCTCACGGTGAAGCGCTCGGCCTGCTCGCGCAGCAGGTCCGCGAAGGCCTGCCGCGCTTCTGGCGGCACGCATTGGACCAGCGCTGTGACGACAAAGGTCTGCGCCGTCAGTGACGCGCGCAACCGCTCGATTTCTCGTTCGATTTCCATGGGTGCCCCTGCCGTGGCAGGTGAAGTGGTTGAGGGACCTCGATCCTCCCACCGCAAGGGGCGCCCGCCCATCCATAGGCCACAGGAGGCCTGACCCATGCCCACCCCCACCAGCCGCGGCCAGCACCGCGGCGCGCCCGGTGACCTGCCGGGCTACGCGAGCGGCAGCGATGAGCGAGGCCGGCGTGATCGTCATATCGGCCAGTCTGCCGACCCCCTGAATGCGGGGCAACCCGCGGTCAGTGCGCGCCTACACACGCCGGTGGATGCCGCCAGCCTCGTCGTCGGCCGGCCGCGCACCGGCTCGCGCACCTACATCGCGCTGCAGCTGTCGGCGCGACCCGAGGGCGTCACGTCGCTGCAGCTGTCCGTCGTGCTCGCGTGCACCGTCCAGCACGCCTGCGAGGCCCTGCAGCGCGTGATCCGCGACTGCGGCATCCCGCTGCAGCGCATCCACACCGAGCCCGCGGCAGGCCAGCGCGGTCGGCCTGAGATCCGATTCCGCCTGCCCGACGAACTGCTGGCACACCCGACGATCGCCGAGGTGCTGGCGGGATTCGAAGGCGCCCGCCGGCCGGACTTCGCGATCAGCCGCAATCGGCCGGTGCAGGCCGAGCCGGTCGCAGCGCCTGCCGCGCTCCCGCCTGCCGCGACCGTCATCCCGCGCCCACTCGACCGCTACGAGCTCGACCCGAGCGCGCCGCTGCGGGGTGCAGGGTTCGCGGCGCTGGCCATCGGCAGCTACCCGGCGCCGCTGCGCCCGTGGACGGAGAGGACCAGCTGATGCGCGCACCGCACATCCCATGGGAGCGCGACCGCTGCGCCGACCCGCGCACCAAGACCACCAAGAGCAGCAGTCGGCGCGAGGGCCAGACCTGCAACGCGATCGCCGAGCAGATCCGCCGCGAGGCCGCCGAGCGTGCGCGGACGGATCAGCCGGCGCCGGTGGTGATCGGAGCGAGGCCCGAGGAGCGCGCTCGATGACGAAGCGCTCCGACACCTGGATGCCGCTCTACATCGGCGACTACCTGGCCGACACGTCGCGCCTGACGACCGAACAGCACGGCGCCTACCTGCTGCTGCTGATGGACTACTGGCGCAACGGCCCGCCGCCGGACGACGAGGACACGCTGGCGGCCATCGCCAAGCTGCCCGTGTCGGCCTGGCGCAAGTGCGCACCGCGCCTGCGGCTCTTCTTCGCCATCGAGGATGGCCAGTGGCACCAGAAACGCATGGACGCCGAGCGCGAGAAGGCAGCCGGAATCGGTGGCAAACGCAAGGCCGCAGGAGCCGCCGGAGCTGCCAAACGATGGGGCAAAGGTGATGGCAAGCCGATAGCAAATGCCATGGCAAATGGCATGGCAAACGCATCGCAAAGTGATGCATGCGCGGGAACACCGTCACCGTCACCTTCACCAATACACACCGAGTACTACCCCGACCCTAGCGCAGGCGCGCCCGAAGACTCGGCCGATCCGCCCCCCGCTGAGCTGCACGACGTCGACCCTGCCTCCCTCGCCGAGGGGCATCAGCCGACGGCTGCAGGCGCCCTGTGCCGCTCGCTGCGGCAGGCCGGCGTCAGCGACACCAACCCCGGTCACCCGAGGCTTCTGGCGCTGCTGCAGGCGGGCGCATCGCCCCCCGAGTTCCTTGGCTTCGCCAAGGCCGCGGCCGGCATGGATCGGCCCTTCGCCTGGCTGCTCGGCGCAGTCGAAGGGGAGCGCAAGCGCGCAGCCCGAGGAGCGCCAGCGCTGCACCGTGGCGCGATGCCGAACCGGCAAGAGGCCATCGAACAACGCAACCGCGCAGTCGCCGACGAGTGGCTGCGAGATCCCCACCGGGAGAGCCCCGATGCATGACGCTGATCGCCCCGCCTTTGCGGCCCTGCTGACCGACGTTCTCGCGTTCTACCGCCAGGACGTCAGCCGCTTTTCGCTGTCCGTGTGGTGGCAGGCCTGCGTCCCGTTCGCGCTGGAGCAGGTCACGAAGGCGATGACGGCGCACGCCGTTGACCCTGAGCGCGGGCAGTTCGCGCCGAAGCCTGCGGACATCGTGCGCCAGCTGGCAGGCACGCAGACCGACCGCAGCCTGCTGGCCTGGGGCAGGGTGCACGCCGCCATGGCGACCGTCGGTGCCTATGCCTCTGTGGCGTTTGATGACCGGGCCATCCATGCCGCTGTGGTCGACATGGGTGGCTGGCCGAAGCTTTGTCGCTCGACGCTCGATGAGCTGCCCTTCGTGCAGCGCCGGTTCTGCGAGGCTCATCGGGCCTACAGCAGCCGTCCGGATGCCCCCGCGCCCGCAGTGCTCATTGGCGAGAGCGAGGCCGCCAACATGGCTGCCGGGAGGGGGGCAAGCCAGGCCCTGCCGGTGCTCATCGGTGACCGCCCGGCGGCCGAGCGCATTGCGCGCGGAGAGTCGACGCAGCCGCTGGTGCTCGGTCATGCCGCGCAGGCTCTGCGGCTGGCCGATGTGTCTGCGGATCGCGCAATGGTGCCGCCAAGCGCCGATCGCATGGCCGGCGGTACGTGGGTGGCGGGCATGGCTGCCGCGAGCGCTGTGGAGGCTGCAGCGTGATCCGGCCCCCCTTCCTTGCCATCGACCCCGGCCCCGCCCAGAGCGGCTGGGCTCTGATGTCCGGTGCCGACCTGCTGGGCTGCGGCGTCGAGCCCAACGACGATCTGCTCGTCCGCGTGGCTGGCCACATCGGGCCGATGGCCGTCGAGATGATCGCCAGCTACGGCATGGCCGTCGGCCGCGAGGTCTTCGAGACCTGCGTCTGGATCGGCCGCATCGTGCAGGCATCGCGCAGCCCCGAGGACGTGCGCCTGGTGTACCGGTCCGCGGTCAAGGTGCACCTGTGTCGCAGCACGAAGGCCAAGGACTCCAACATCCGTCAGGCCATCCTCGATCGCTACCCGCGCACCGGCGGCGGCGCAACGCCGCAGGTCGGCACCAAGGCCCGCCCAGGGCCGCTCTACGGCGTCAGCTCGCACGCGTGGCCCGCCATCGGCGTCGCGCTCACCGCACAGGAGGCGCCGGCATGCCCGACGTGACCCTCATCGACGGCACCGTCGTCGACAGCGCCAGCGAGGCCTGGCGCAGCGAGTGCCTGCAGCGCCACCGGCACGTGCAGACGATGCTCCGGCTGCAGCTGCAGGGGCGCCGCGACTACGTGGCCACGGTCGGCAAACAGGAGGGCGCAGAGGCCCGCCGCCGGCTGGAGGCCGAGTTCACCGCTGCATGGCGGCAACGACAGGAGGCAGGGCGATGCTGACGCCGAAGCAACTGCGCTTTGTCGACGAGTACCTGGTCGACCTGAACGCCAGCGCGGCGGCAAGGCGGGCGGGGTACAGCCCGACGCGGGCTGATGCCATGGGTCACGAGAACCTGAGAAAACCCGAGATCGCTGCGGCCATCGCCGCGGCCCAGGCCAAGCGCGCTGAGCGCACGCGCATCGACGCCGACTGGGTGCTCCAGCGCCTGGCCCAGATCGCTGACGCCGACATGGCCGACCTCTTCGGGCCCGACGGCTGCCTGCTGCCGGTGGCGTCGTGGCCTGGGGTCTGGCGTCGCGGCTTGGTGGTGGGCTTGGATGTGGTGGAGGAGCCGCGCGGACCGGATGCGCCGCCGGCGATGGTGCGCAAGGTCAAGCAGGCGGACCGCCTGAAGGTGCTGGAGCTGATCGGCCGCCACGTGCTGGTGGGAGCATGGCGCGACAAGCTGGAGCTGTCTGGCGCTGACGGCGGCCCCGTGCAGGTCGAGCGCGTGGAGCGCGTCATCGTCGACCCGAAGCCGGAGCATGGCGCATGACGGTGCTGCGCATGCCGACAGCCAGGGTGTTCACGCCGCTGCTGCGCCCCAGTCGCTACAAGGGCGCCTGGGGCGGGCGCGGATCGGGGAAGTCCCACTTCTTCGCGGAGCGGCTCCTCGAGGATGCCGTGGCCGAGCCAGGCGATGCCGCCGGTGAGGGCTTGCGGGCGATCTGCATCCGCGAGGTGCAGCAGGATCTGGCCCAGAGCTCCAAGGCCTTGGTCGAAGCCAAGCTGCGCGCCCATCGCCTCGGTGAGCCGCAGGGCTTTCGGGTGTTCCGTGATCGCATCGAGCTGCCCGGCGACGGCCTGATGGTGTTCAAGGGGATGAACGACTTCAACGCCGACAGCATCAAGTCGCTCGAGGGCTTCAAGCGGGCGTGGTGGGAGGAGGCGCAGACCGCCTCTGCCACGTCGCTGAACATGCTGCGGCCGACGCTGCGCGCACCTGGCGCTGAGCTGTGGTTCTCATGGAACCCGCGGCGCGCCACAGACGCGGTCGATGTGATGCTGCGCGGAGCGGAGCTGCCGACGGATGCGGTGGTGGTCAAGGCGAACTGGCGCGACAACCCCTGGCTGACGCCTGAACTGCGGCAGGAGCGCCTGGACTGCCTGCGAGCCCAGCCCGACCAGTACCGGCACATCTGGGAGGGCGATTACGTCACGGTGGCGTCGGGCGCCTACTTCGCAGAGGGGCTGAACGCGGCGCGGGATCAGGGTCGCATCGGCCAGGTCGCCGCTGATCCGCTGATGACGATCCGCCTGTACTTCGACATCGGCGGTACCGGTGCGCGCGCTGATGCCTGCGCGATCTGGGCGGTGCAGTTCGTCGGCCAGGCCGTGCGGGTGCTGGACTACTACGAAGCCGTGGGGCAGCCGCTGGCCACGCATGTGGCCTGGGCCCGTTCGCGGGGCTACACGCCCGACAAGGCGCAGGTCTGGTTGCCGCACGATGGGGACACCCAGGATCGCGTGCACGACGCCAGCTTCGCCGGCGCTCTGAGGGCGGCCGGCTACGTCGTCACCGTGGTACCGAACCAGGGCAAGGGCGCCGCGCGGCAGCGCATCGAGGCCGTGCGCAGACTGCTGCCGTCGTGCTGGTTCAACGAGGCGACCACGAAGCCGGGTCGCGATGCCCTGGGCTGGTACCACGAGAAGAAGGACGACGCGCGCGGCATCGGCCTGGGCCCGGAGCACGACTGGAGCAGCCACGGCTCAGACGCGTTTGGCCTGGTGTGCTGCACCTACGAGGCGCCCAGCAGCACGTGGGGCGGGGCGCTGCAGTACCCACGCGCGGGGTACGCCTGATGCCATGCAACCCCACCCGCATGCCACGCGATGCGGCTCGCATCATCGTCCAGCATGCGCAGACACACACGACGACAGAGATCGCGCGGATGCTCCTGGTCAGCAGCTCGACCGTGCGGGTGTGGGCCCGCGTCATCGGGGTGCGATGCAGGAGGCGAGAGGCGGGATCACCGGCCGCCGCGGAGTCCCGGTCTCGGGCCCGCTGGATCTTCGATCTCGGCGACGATGGAGGCACCTGATGTTGATGGCCTGGCGATTCCGCGCCAGAGTCCCTGGCGCGCATGGACACCATCGACACCTCACCTGACGACGAGCCGAGCACCATCGGCATGTCCGACACCGAGCTCATCGCCGTCACCGATGAGCACATCCGCAACAGCATGGCCTACATGGGTGGCCGGCTGGCGGAGATGCGCCGCCGGAACATGTACTACTACCTCGGCGAGGCTCAGGGCGACCTGGCTGCACCAGAGGTGGAGGGGCGTTCCGCGGTGGTGTCCAGCGATGTCGCGGACACGGTCGAGTGGATGCTCCCGAGCTTGGTCAAGACGTTCGTCGCTGGCGACCAGGTCGTCGAGTTCCAGGCGCGGCGCCAGCAAGACGAGGCCGCGGCACAGCAGGCCACCGAGTTCTGCAACTATGTTCTGCACAAGCAGAACCCCGGCTTCGCGATCATCTACACGTGGATCAAGGACGCGCTGCTGCAGAAGGCGGGTGTCCTCAAGGTCTGGTGGGACGACAGCACGGAAGACACGCGCGAGCCGTACCGCGGGATCACCGAGCAGCAGGCGGCCATGCTGCTGGCCCAGCCCGAGGTGGAGGCGCTCGAGCACAGCAGCTACCCCGGCCCCTTGGCGCAGCAGCAACTCCAGCAGATGGCAGCCCAGGCCGCAGCCGCGGGCCAAGAGCTTGCGCAGATGCCCTCGGTGCCGATGCTGCACGACCTGGTGGTGCGGCGCAGGAAGCCGCGCGGGCAGGTGCGCATCGAGAACGTGCCGCCGGAAGAGTTCCTCATCGACCGCAAGGCGAAGTCCATCGCGTCGGCACGGTTCACCGCGCACCGCTACGAGCTGTCGATCAGCGACCTGCGGGCGCGCGACTACGACAACGTCGACGACATCGGATCCGATGCGCTGGACAACGCTGGCTCGATGAATGCCGAGCGCCTCGAGCGGCGCAACTTCGACGATGAGTTCGGCTGGGGGCATGGAGACCTGACGACGCCGGCGGACGAGTCGCAGCGCATCGTGTGGGTGACCGAGTGCTACATCCGGGTGGACGCGAACGGTGACGGCATCGCGGAGATGCTGCAGGTGGTGCGCTGTGGCGGCACGATCCTGCGGGTGCGGGAGGTGGATGCGCCGCCCTTCGTCTCGATCACACCGATCATCCTGCCGCACCGGTTCTTCGGCCTGTGCCCGGCCGATCAGGCCGTCGAGTCCCAGAAGCTGAAGACGAGCCTGCTGCGCGCGTCCCTCGATGGGCTGTATCACAGCGTCAACGGCCGGACCTACGCCGTGGACAACCAGGTCAACCTGGATGACCTGCTGACCAGCCGGCCGGGTGGCGTGGTGCGCGTCAAGCAGCAGGGTGCTGTGGGCCCGCTGATGGAGGGAAAGCCGGATCTGGCGGCCGCCCAGTCCATGCTCGAGTACGCGGAGGTCCAGAAGGAGAACCGCACCGGGTTCACGCGCTACAGCCAGGGCACCAACGCCGACGCGCTGAACCAGACGGCGACGGGCATCAACGTCATCACGAACCGCTCGGACAGCCGGATCGAGCTGATCGCGCGCGTGCTGGCCGAGACGGGCTTCCAGGATCTGTTCAGGCGGATCCTGCAGCTGGTCAGCCAGTACATGGACCAGGCCACGATTGCCCGGGTCAACGGCAAGTGGGTGACCTTCGATCCGCGGGCCTGGGCGACCCAGTTCGACTTCTCCACGGCCTGCGGCCTCGGCACGAACAACAAGGACCAGCAGGTGGCTCACCTGATGCAGCTGGCGCAGCTGCAGGGCCAGGCCAAGCAAGGTGGCATCCCGGTTCAGCCAAAGCACATCTTCGCCACGGTCAGCAAGCTGTGCGAGGCGCTGGGCTTCAAGCAGCCGGAGCTGTTCTTCCCCAACCCCGAGCAGACGCCGGCACAGCCGCCTGCGCCGGATCCCAAGCTGGTCGAGGCGCAGAACCGCCATCAGGTCGAGATGCTGCGACTGCAGATCGAGCGGGAGAAGGCGCAGGCGGACATCGCACTGGCGCGCGAGCGCCTCGAAGCCGAGATCGCGCTCAAGCGCGAGCAGTTCGTGCTGCAGACGCGGGCCGACCAGGAATCGGCGCTCTACCAGGCGCTGTATGCACAGAGTGAAAGGCTGGTTGATGGACCAGGCGCACAACCCGGCAACGCCGGACCCGCAGTTGCTGCGGGAGGTCTCCCGGGCCCGGCAGGCCCAGGAGGTGATGGACAACCCGCTGTTCCAGGAGGCCTTCAACAGCCTTCAGGAGCAGTTGCGCCGGGAATGGGAATCCAGCCCGGCCCGGGATACTGAGGGAAGGGAGCGGATATGGCTCGCCGTCAATCTGTTGGGCAAGGTCCGGCAGCACCTGGAGCAGACGATGCAGACCGGGTCGATGGCCCGGATGCAGCTGGAGCAGCAGCGCAGCCGCTGGCAGACGCTGAAGGAAGCGGCCCGCCGCCGCTGGTTCTGACCTTCACCGAGATCGAGGCCGAGCTGCGTGCCCGCGAGTCGGCCGACCCCAACCTGCGGGTCGTGCGCATCGAGCTCCCCGAGGGCATCCAGGCCCCGGGCGACATCGTCCTCGCCTACTCGCGCCCCCTGATCGCCGTCGGCCAGGCGCCAGCCTTCGTGACGGCTGACGGTCAGGTGCACCCGCTGTGACCCACCACGAGGAGACCTGACCATGTCGGACACCGCCACCCCACAAGGCGCGGCCCCTCAGGGCCAAGCAGCTGCCGGCCAAGCGGCCGGCTCGGACGCAGATCTGGCCAGCCAGATTGCGGCCACCATCGACCGCCGGGATGACGACGCACCGCTGGGTGCGAGTGACGCCCTGGATGACGGCAGCGACGAGGCCCCGCAGCAGCGGCAAGCCAGCAACGCCACGCCCGACCCCGAGCCGAGCTCGCCGAGCCAGTCGGACGCCGCTGACCCGGAGCTGACCGTCAAGATCGACGGCCAGGAAAAGCGCATCAAGCAGTCCGACCTGGTGGCCCACTACCAGAAGGGTCAGGCCGCAGAGAAGCGCTTCGAGGAGGCGGCCGGCCTGCGCAAGCAGGTCGAGCAGCATCAGACCCAGGTCAACGCCGAGCGCAGCGCGCTGGGTCAGGCCCTCCAGCACTACACCCAGCAGCTGCAGGCGCTGCAGCAGCAGGGGCAGCCCGACTGGCAGTCGTTGCTGGAGAGTGATCCCACCGAGTTCGTGCGCCAGCGCTACGCGTTCGATCAGCGTCAGCAGCAGTTGCAGCAAGCGCAGGCGGCCCAGGCCTACCTGCAGCAGCAGCAGCGCGCTGACAGCGAGCGGACGCAGGTCGAGCGCCTCAAGAGCGAAGCCGGGCGGCTGCTGGACGTGCTGCCCGACTGGCGTGATGCAGGCAAGGCCGCCGAAGGCCGCAAGGCGATCCGGTCCGCGCTGCAGGCGGCCGGCTTCAGCGACGGCGAGATGGACGGCATCACGGATCACCGGGCTGTCCTGATCGCGCACAAGGCCGCCATGTACGACCAGCTGATCGCGCAGCAGAAGGCGAGCCTGCAGGCACTGCCCGACAAGCTGCAGAAGCTGCCCCCCGTCCAGATGGAGCGGCCGGGGGGCGGCGAGCGCCTGAGCCCCACCGATGGCCGCACCAAGGCCATGCAGCGGCTGAGCCGCACCGGCAGCGCACGCGATGCGGCTGCGGTGATCGCCGGCCTGCTGTAACTCAACACCCGAAAGGAGGCGACCACCATGGCCGCACCGACCAACACGTTCCAGACCTACCAGGCCAAGGGCAACCGCGAGGACCTGGCCAACGTCATCTACCGGATCTCGCCGACCGAAACGCCGTTCTTCTCGGCGATCGAGAAGGTCGACGCCTCGGCGACTTACCACGAGTGGCAGACCCAGGACCTGGCCACCGCCGCCAACAACGCCCAGATCGAAGGCGACGACGCGACGGCCGCCGCTGCGACGCCGACCGCGCGCATCGGCAACTACACCCAGATCTCGTCCAAGACCGTCGTGGTCTCCGGCACCCAGCAGTCGGTGCAGGCCGCCGGGCGCTCCAACGAACTGAGCTACCAGGTGTCGCTCAAGGGCCTGGAGCTGCGTCGCGACATGGAAGTCGCGATCTGCCAGAACACCACCCACGCTGCGGGCGCGGCCGGCACGGCGCGCCAACTGCGCGGCCTCGAGGGCTGGATCCAGACCTGCGCCGACTATGGCGCCGGCGGCGCTGCGCCCAGCTGGTCCGGCAACACCGCCCCGACCGATGGCACCCAGCGCGCGTTCAGCGAGACGCAGCTCAAGAACGTGCTGCAGCTCGCCTGGACCCAGGGCGGGAAGGTCGACCTGCTGATGATGGGTGGCACGCAGAAGCAGTCCTTCAGCGGCTTCACGGGCGGCTCCACCCGCTACGACGTCAGCGAGGACAAGAAGGTCACGGCCGCCGTCGACGTCTACATCAGCGACTTCGGTACGGTGAAAGCCGTGCCCAACCGCTTCCAGCGTCCGCGCACCGCTTTCGCGATCCAGTCCGACATGTGGGCCGTTGCGGTGCTGCGTCCGATGTCGACCACGCCGCTGGCCAAGACTGGCGACTCCGATCGGCGCCAGCTGCTGACCGAGTTCACGCTCGAGGCGCGCCAGGAGAAGTCCAGCGGCGCCGTGCGAGATCTGCTGTAACACGCGGGTCAGGCAAAGGAGAAGGCATGGCGCTGTCCATCTTCAACACCGGGGTGGCCATCGCCTTCAACGGCACGTCATCCGCAGCGGCGATTCCCAAGGTCTCCGGCGTGCCGGTCAAGCGGGTTCGCCTGGTGGCCACCCAGCCCTGTTGGGTGAGGCTCGGCGTGGCGGGCGTGGTCGCCGCCCCCGGCGACATCCTGGTGCAGCCGGCCGACTCGATCGAGGTGTTCATCAGCGGCAACACGCACATCGCGGTGGTGGCGCTCGGCACCGGCGGCACGCTCGGCGTCAGTCCCGTGGAGGACTGCTGATGGAGGGGGTTGCCACTCGCTACCACGCTGCCGACGGCGTGGTGGCCATCGAGCGTGCGCAGGACTGCACCCCGATCGCCGAGCACTGCGCAGCGCTGCGCCAGGCGGGCGCCACCGGCGGCGCCGACATGCGGCATGCCGCCTCGCTACCGGCGGTCGTCGTCGAGCGCTACATCAACGACAAGGGCATCACGTTCGCCGAGTTCCTGCGGGACCCGGAGCACGCGCGGACGATGCTCAATGACCCGGCCCTGGCGGCCTTTCGGGTCTGGGAAGGAAAGGCCTGATGGACATCGTCAAGTACATCGGACTGGAGTCCCCGTGGGTCGACACCCTGACGGGGTCCGGCCTGACCTGGGTGACATCCATGTCCGCACAGGTCTCCGACGAGGTCGGCGCGATCGCGCGCGGCTACCCGGGGCTCTTCAGCCTGGTCAGCGACGGCGATGACCTCTCCAGCGCGCGTGCCGCGCAGCGTGCCGCGAACCGCCGCACCAGCGGCGCGACGCGGATCATCGGATCCCAGGGCGTCACCGTCACCAGCAGCTCGAGCACCAACACCCACTTCTACGGGATCGAGGCCGAGGCGCCGTTCTCGGCCGTCCGGCTGTGGCTGTTCTCGCGCGAGATGCAGCAGGTCTCGCGGGACTGGGAGTTCTGCGTCGCCGCGACCGAGGCCGTCGGCTACGACACGCCGACCAACGCCTTTGTGCCGCAGGTCACGCCGCCGGCGGGCTACCCGCAAGCCGGCGCTCGCCGACAGTTCAACAGCTACGTCGCGCATGCCGACGCGAACATCTACGGCTGGCGTCGCGGCACCTGGGGTGGCGCAACCAAGAGCCCCATCCTGCCGCCCGGCACCGACTGCGCCCCGTTCGCTGGCGCCGGCACGGGCCTGCTGACCGTGTGTCCAGGCATCCTGGTGAGCGACTGGATCGACTGCCGGTCCGTCCCGCCCGAGTCAGGCGCCCGCCCGCATCTGTTGATGCGGCTGCGGCGCAGCGCGGCAGCTGGGGACACCCACAGCTGGCTCAACACGTTCAACACCGACGCCGCCGGGCAGTACTACCTCTACGGCTGGGACAAGGCGCGGCAGGCGGGCCTGCCCTGGGGGCGACGCTACTACGCGCAGGACGGTGGTGCCGCGGATGGCGTGGGCACGCTCGGCAACATGCCCGGCAGCGCGCTGTCGTTCGCCGCCAACAACAACGCGAACATGGGCAGCCACGTGTTCATGGTCGAGTTCCAGTACGACCGCCCGGTCAACAGCGTCCTGGGCCTGGGCGACAGCGTCATGGAGTCGGGCGGCTACCAGATCTACGGCATGGACTCGTGGCTCACGCGCGCGGTGCTCAGCAAGTCCACGCCTCAGGAGCCCTGGACCGTCATCAACGGCGGTGCCAGCACGTGCAACGGGCCACAGTTCATGCCGCAGCTCGACGCACTCGTGCAGGCCGGGTACAGGCCGACCCACGTTGTCATGCCCAACATGTCGACCAACAACCTGGTCGCCTACGGCAACCAGACCATGCGCGTCGTGGACTTGGCCAAGCTCGACCTGCTGCACGCGCTGCGCGTGTGCGATGCCATCGGCGCGCAGCCGGTCATCTACAACAGCATCTACCAACCCGGGATCGGGGCCGGTGGCTCGAAGCAGATCTACGACGCGCTCGATGCGTTCACGAACGAGTTGTGCGGCAAGGGCGCGGCGCGGCTCGCGGACTTCCGGTCCGGCTGGCGACCGTCCTACCTCGGTCCCGACGGCTACCACCCGTCGAGCTCCGGTATCGAGTACATGCAGGCCGTGATGGCCGCAGCCCTGTGAGGGAGCGCCAGCCATGGCAGCAGTGATCAAGGCAACCGGCGCCGCATCCGCGGTGCCACTGGTCGCATCGACGTCGACCGGCACCATCGAGACCGACGCCACCGCGCTCTCGTCCACCACCGTGTCCCTGACCGCTGGCGCGGACACCTCGACGGCCATCGGCAGCACCGCAGGCTTGCTGGTCGGCACCTATGTCGACATCGCCGGCGCCGGCGCCAGCGGAGCGAGCATGCGCGCACTGCTGCGCGGCGTGACCGCAGGCGTCAGCGTGCGCCTGGCCGCCAACCCCTCGACGACAGTGGCGGGCGCTGCGCTGGTGCCCGCCGTCAACGTGTCGTGCGACGGCCGCCCCCGCTACATCTGTCTGCTCAACCGGACGAGCCTGGAACGGCACGAGTGGTTCGAGGGCATGGACTACAACACGGCCATCAAGACCAGTCCGGCCGGGGATGTCTCGCTGGTCGCTGCTGCCGCCATCACGCCGCACGCCCTCGGCTTCTGGGTGTCGGGCGCCATGCTCCCCGTCTCCAGCAAGTTCAGCTGGCTGGCCGAGCTGTGAACTGGGCTGCGCTGAAGGCCGCGGTGACGGCCTACGCCAATCGCAGCGACCTGGTCGCGCAGATGCCGACATTCCTGGCGATGGCCGAGCAGCGCATCTACGCCGGAAGCGTCGAGCTCGGCGTGGGCCAGATGCTGCTGTCGCGCATGCTCGTCGTCGTCCCGAGCTTCGATGGCGTGATCCCGGCCGACAGCGTGCAGCTCGATCGCCTGACGGCTGTGGCCGGTGGGCGCCGCCAGCAACTGGAGTTCCGGCCGCTGGGAGAGATCACGGCGTTGCAGGCTGTGACCGGCCAGCCGGCGCACTACAGCCTGCAGGGGGCGTCGGTCGTCTACGGGCCCGCCCTGGGCTCTGGCGTCACGGTCGAGCTGCTGTACTTCGCGCGACTGCCGACACCCGTCGCCGATGCCGACGAGAACTGGCTGATGGCCAGCGCGCCGGCCGTCTACCTGCACGCGATGCTGGCCGAGGTCGGTCAGTACCTGCGTGATGCCGAGCTGAGAGACAGCGAGCTCAAGCTCTGGTCCGAGGCCCAGCGCGCCGTCATGGCCCAGGACGACCAGGACGTGCACAGCGGGAGCCAGCTGCGGATCGTCAACACCGGCATGAGGCGCTGGTGATGGGTGCGGCCGTTCCCTTCATCGGCTATGCGCCGGACGCCGATCCAACGGCAGCGGGCGTCATCGTCGACTGCTCGGCACTCATCCCCGGGCGCCGCGGCATGGTGGCGGCACCGGCGCCCGTGCCTGTGGCGGGCGCGCTGGCCTTGCCCAGCGACGCGCGCGGCGCGGCGGTTGCCGTCGACACCGCGGGCAACCGGCGCACGATCGTCGGCACCCAGCCCCGCCTGTGGCTGCTGGGCGCTGGCGGATGGTCCGATGTGTCCCGCCCGGGCGGGTACGCGGGCAGCGCCGAGGGGCGCTGGTCGTTCGCCCAGTTCGGCAATGCGGTTGTCGCGTCCAACCGGGTGGACGGCATGCAGGCCAGCGTGTCCGGCGCGTTCTCGGACATCGCGGGAGCGCCACGTGCACGGGTCGTGATCGGTGCCCCGAACTTCGTGCTCGCGCTTGCGACCTCGGATGCCACCTATGGCGATCAGCCCGACCGCTGGTGGTGCAGCGCCTTCCAGACGCACACCGACTGGACGCCGTCCGTCAGCACCCAGTGCACCACGGGGCGCCTGATCGGCGGAGGTGGCGAGCTAACTGCAGGTCTGATGCTCGGGCAGCAGCCGGTGGCCTACAAGGCCCGCAGCATGTTCGTCGGCAACTACGTCGGCGCGCCGGTGGTCTGGCAGTGGGAGCAGATTCCCGGCGATGTTGGCTGCGTCGGACCGGAGGCCGTGTGCGACATCGGTGGCGCGCACTTCTTCGTCGGCGAGTCGGACCTGTGGCTGTTCGACGGGACGCGGCCGGTGCCGGTGGGTCGTGGGGCGGTGCGCGACTGGTTCTTCGCCGCCAGCAGCCCAGTGTTCCGCCATCGCACCATGCTGTTGGCCGACAGGCAGCATGAGCGGGTCTGGATCTTCTTTCCGTCGGCGGCCAGCACCACGGGCGCCTGCGACATGTGCTTGGTCTACCACGTCGCTCGCCAGGCGTGGGGCCGCGCGGACACGGTCGCGCAGGCCGTGCTGAATGCCGTCTCCCCGGCGACCTCGTTTGATGCTGCCCCGGCCACCTTCGACGCTGCCCCGGCCACGTTCGATTCGCAGCTCTGGGCGCCGGGCGGACGGCTGCCGGCGATTGTCGGTGCCTCCCGCATGCTTCAGACGCTCAGCGGCGACGCGGGCGCGTCCAGGCTCGTCACCGGTGACCTGGGCGACGACTTCGGCGCGTCGTTTCTGCGGCGCGTTCGCCTGCGCTTCCTCACCGAGCCGCAGTCCGCATCGGTGCAGGGGCTGGTGCGCTCCGGGCCCGGTCGCCCCCAGCTGGCAGGCGGCACCGCGGTGCTCAACGATGCCGGCTTCGACATCCGCCAGTCCGGGCGCTGGCACCGCCTCGCCTTCGACTTCTCCGGCCCCATGGAGCTCGATGCGATCGCCATCGACACCGTGGCCGCCGGCACACGCTGAACCTCATGGCCACCGATCTGCCGCCCACCCTTCTTGTGCCCGAAGCGCCCTCACTGCCCGCCGCGCTGGCCGCGCCGGCAGATGGCCAGCGCCTGCTGGCGGTGCTGGGGCCCTGGATGCGCGCATCAGCGCGAAAGCTCAACGCCCTGGCACGGGGCAGCGCCACCGCCCGCGACGGCCTGGCCGCATCAGCGCCCACCGCCGGCGCGTGGGCCAGAGGCGACGTCGTGACCAACAGCGCGCCGGCCGAGCTGGGCAGCACCGGCGCCAAGTACGTCATCCAGGGCTGGATCTGCACAGCCTCCGGCACGCCCGGCACCTGGGTGCAGCAGCGAACCCTCACTGGAAACTGATCATGGGACTCTTCGACGGCAGCAGCAGCACCAGCACCAGCTCCACCAGCGTGCCGGACTGGGCCAAGCAGTACTACCAGGCCTACCTGGGGCAGGCCCAGGACGTGGCGTCCACGCCCTACCAGGCCTACACGGGCCAGAAGGTGGCCGGCCTGAACGACACGCAGATGCAGGCGCTCAACGCGGTGCAGCAGCGGGCGACGCAGGGGAACGAGCTGCTCAACTCGTCGAGCCAGGGGCTGCAGAGCACTGCGCAGGGGCAGTACCTCGGCACCCAGGCCGCAGCCAACCCGTCGGCCAACGCCACCAACCCCTACGCGCAGGCGGACAACCCGTATCTGCAGCAGTCCATCGACGCCGCGTCGCAGGACGTCACCCGCAACTACAACCTCTCGGTGCGGCCGCAGATGGATCAGCTGGCCGCCGCCAGCGGCAGCTTCGGCAACTCGGGTGTGCAGCAGATGCAGGTTGAGCAGCAGCGCCAGCTCGGCTCGACGCTCGGCAACTTGTCGAACAGCATGCGCAGCGCCGACTACAACCAGCGTGCACAGCTGGCCGAGAACGCTACCAACCGCCAGTTCCAGGCCGGCCAGTCGCTGGCCAGCGCGCAGAACTCGCTCTACGACAGCGAGCGCAGCCGACAGATGCAGGCCGCTCAGATGGCGCCGACCTACGCCACCCAGGACTACACCGACGCCAGCAACCTGATGTCGGCCGGCACCACGCTGCAGAACGCCCAGCAGCAGGGCCTGGACTGGCAGTACCAGCAGTACCAGAACGCGCTGAACTACCCGACGCAGCAGCTGCAGACCTTCGGCCAGGCGCTGGGCGTGAACACCGGAAACACGACGACCACGACCACGAATCCTGGCAGCGCCTCGGCTGCGTCGCAGCTTCTGGCCGGCGGGCTGCTCGGTTACTCGCTGTTCGGGGGCTGATCGATGTTCGGCACCAACAACGGGATCGACTTGAATGCCCTGCTGAGCCAAGGGGCCGTCGGCCTGCTCGGCGGCGGGCCGCAGGCCGCTGCGGCCACCACCCCAATGTCTGGCCTGCTGGGGGCAACCCAGTCCCAGCAGGCGCGGTCGGTCGGCCTGGGGCGCTTCGGCGCCTCCGGCAGTCCACTCGTCGCGCCGACGGCTCAGGCCCAGACCTACGCTCCTAGGCAGCTGCCGACGATCGCTGATCGAGTGGCGAGCATCAACCAGGCCAACGCCGCCCAGGCTGCAGCTGCAGCCGCGGCCGCGGCGTCTGCGAGCGCCGCGGCCGGGGAGGCCGGCTCTGGCGGGCAAGATGCCGGCGGCAGCGCCTCGTCCAGCAGCACGGCATCGGGGGGGGCCTCGTTGAGCAGCCCCTGGGGCACATCCATCGGAGCAGACGGCCGCGCCGTGGCCAACACCGTATCTGACCAGAGGGCATCCGCGATCGGCGGCCTGCTGGGCGGCTTGTTCGGCGCTGTGCCGCTTGGGTCGCTGGCGGGGGTGGCGGTCAACTCGGCGCTCAACTCATCCGCCAAGGCGGCGGCCGACGTCGAGAACCTCGACATCGACTCTCTGCGCGATGCCCAGAAGGCCTACGAGGCTCAGCCTGATGACGCGGCGCAGCAGGCGGCCGTCGAGGCTGCCGCCGCAGCAGATGTCGCAACAGGCGGCGGGCAGGGCGCAGACCCCGGCGGCATGCTCGGTGGCACCCTGGGCGACTTCGGGGACCTTGGCAGCCAGCTCGGCTCCAGCCTGGGAGGGCTGGGCGACATCGGCAACCTGGGCGACACCAGTGGGCTCGGCGGCGCGGCCGATCTCGGGCAGTACGGCTCGGAGTCGGATGGGGGCTCGAGCAGTTCCGGCGAGAGCAGCTGCTTTCTCACGACGGCTGCCGTGCACTGCCTCGGGCTGCCCGACAACTGCGACGAGCTGCAGACCCTGCGCGCCTTCCGTGATCGCGTCATGTGCGCCACCCCAGAAGGCGCTGCCGATGTCGCGACCTACTACGCCACCGCGCCCGGCGTGGTGCGCGCCGTGGACGCCCGGCGGGACGCTGCGCTCGTCTGGCGCCGGATGTGGGCGGCCTACATCGTCCCGGCGGTGGCCGCGATCCGGGCCGGGGACGATGCGGGCGCCTACCGGATCTACCGGCGGTGCGCCGCGTGGGCGGCTCGACAGGCTTTCCCGTCTGGCGATTCGCAGACATCCTGACGCCCATCCGGCTCCGAGTGCTGACCATGAACTTGATGGGACTGCTGTCCAACAACCTCGACCTGAGCAGTCCCGATCCCGCGGCCGCCAACAAGGCGGCCCAGACGCAGGGACTGCTCACCCTGGCCGCCGGCCTGCTGCAGCCGGGCAGTCTGTCGTCTGCAGCGGCCAGCGCGCTGCCTCAGGCCCTGCAGGCCTACAACGGGGCGCAGCAGCAGATCCGCGGCCGCCAGCTCGATGCGCTGCAGATGCAGCAGGCCAGGGTCGGCCTCGAAAAGTCGCAGCTCGATCTTGCGGATGCACAGCGCTCCCGCGAGCGCCTGAAGCAGGTCGACGGCCTTGCATCGCAGTTCGTGCGCAGCCCCCAGCAGCAGGCGATGGCCGCCAACGGCGGACCGACGGCGGCCGCGGCGCAGGCGTCATCCACGGCCGCGCCCGGCTACGACTTCCAGGGCTACGCTCAGGCGCTGGCCGGCCTGGATCCCGCGAAGGCGCTGGCGCTGCAGCAGCTTCTGAGAAAGGAGCAATCCAAGCTCAAGAGCGTGGAGCCCATGCGCGGGGCCAATGGCGCCCTGGTGAATGTGGCGCTGTTCGAGGATGGCACCACCAAGGTGCTGCCCTACGGCGTGAAGCCGGACATCGCCCTGCAGCAGCTGGGCGACCGCGTGGTGGCCATCGACAGGAACGCCACGGCCGGAGGGCAGGGCTTCGCCATCGGGCAGTCGCCCGACAGCCGCGCGGCCAACGGCCTGGGCTGGGCGCGGCTGGCCTTCGAGAAAGGCAAAGGTGCGGCAGATCAGGGAGCCGTAACCTACCAACAGGACGGCAGCGGCAACTTCGTTGCGCTGCCTACGCGAGCCCACCCGGGCGAGGTGATCCGGGGCCGCCAGGTGGTGGCGCCCGGCGCTGGAATGATTCCCCTGCAAGGCAAGACGGCCGGCATGACCGAAGGCCAGGCCAAGGCAAACATGTTCGGCAGCCGCATGGCGGCGGCCGACAGGATACTGACCGACCTGGCCGCAAATGGGGTGGAGCAGCCATCGCTGATCAAGCGCGGAGCGGAGGCTGTGCCGCTGCTTGGCGGCGGACTCGGGATGGTTGCGAACGGCTGGGCGGCATCCAGCAAGCAGCAGCAGGTCGAGCAGGCTCAGCGCGACTTCTTGAATGCAGTGCTGCGCCGCGAGTCAGGCGCGGCAATTGGCTCATCGGAGTTTGATTCCGCCCGCGTGCAGTACTTCCCGCAACCAGGCGACGGGCGCGCGGTGATTGAGCAGAAGGCTCGAAACCGCGCCTTGGCCGTGCAGACGATGCTGGCTGAAGTGCCGCAGCAGCAACGCACAAGGCTCTCCGCCCCCCCTGCACCCCCATCGATCAGCAACTGGTGACGCCATGCCTCGCGACATCACCGTGACCTTCGAGGATGGGTCCACGCACGTCTACCGCGGAGCGCCTGATGGCGTCACGCCGGAGCAGGTCGCTGGGCGCGCATCCAAGGACTTCGGCAAGGCGGTGGCCGGGCTCGACGGCGGGCGCCCGGCGGCTTCAGCCCCGTCGGGGCCCGGTCAGGGCTCACGCGCGCGGGCCCAGCAGGCATCGGCCAACATCCTCGGCGACACAGCCAGCAACCTGGTGCGCGGGACACTGCGCGGCGCGAAGGACGTGATCGACACCGGCGCCGAGGCGCTGGCCGGCGGCTGGGACAGCCTGACCGGCGGGAACGAGGGGGCGCGGGTTCGCGCGATGAATGCGGACGGGCGAGCCCAGTACGCGCAGTCCCTGTCTGGCAGCGGCATCGGAGGTGGCGCGGGTCGCCTCATCGGCCAGACGGTGGCCACGCTTCCGATTGGCGGCGCTGTGGCTGCACCGCTGAAGCTGGCGGCGCGCGCCGGCGTGGCGCCGTCCGTGCTCGCCCCCGTGGCCGAGGCCGTCGGCTCAGCAGGCATGCGCACGGGCCTTGCGCCGACCACCCTGGCGGGGCGCGCCGGCAACATGGCCACGCGGATGGCGGGGGGTGCGATCAATGGTGGCGCATCCGCGGCGATGGTGGATCCGCAAAGCGCAGGCGCAGGCGCCGCCGTGGGGGCCGCGCTGCCGCCCGTCCTCAAGGGGGCCGGCTTGGCGGCGCGTGTCGGCGTCGGTGTGGCTCGAGGCGTGCGCGATGCGATGAGCCCGACCCAGGTCACCGCTGCGCGTGAGCTGGCTGACGCACTGGGCGTGTCCGTGGACGAACTGCCGGCCACCATCGCGCAACTGAGGGCCGCGCAGACGCTGGTGCCAGGCGCCAAGCCCACGGTGGCCCAGGCACTGCCGACGCCGCAATCCGCCATCCTGTCGCGCGTGGTGCATGACAGCCCGGGCGGCCGGGTGCTGCAGCAGACGCTGATCGATCAGGAAGCCGCCCGGGGGGCTGCGCTCGGCCGCGTGCAGCCGACGGCGGCAGGCAAGACCGCTGGCGATGCGGCCGAAAGCCTGGGGCGCACCGCGGCCGACGAGGCGGGCGCTTGGCGCGACATGCTCAAGCAGGCCGCCCGCGACCAGTACAACAGCCCTGCGCTGCAAGGTGTGCAGCTGGCCTTGCCCGACAAGGCGGCGGTGGCCGATGCGGTGGGCAAGTTCTTTCCTGGCCAGGCCTTCGCCCATGCCCCGGGTGACCTGCGCTCTCTGGCGGGGCGCCTGCAGACGGGTGAGCCGGTGTCGATCCAGGAGTTCGATGCGCTGCGCAAGCTGGCGGGCAACCGCGCGCGCGACCTGGCCGACAGCGACCGCACGGCCTCGGCGGCCTGGGGGGCGGTACGCGGCCTGTTCGACGATGCTGAGCAGGCGGCCATCGCCAAGTCTGGCGCGCTGAAGCCGACGGGGCAGGGCCCATTCGGGCCGGTGTACGGCGGGCTGTCCGGCGACCCCGAGAACGCGGTGGCGCATCTGCTGCGCACGGGCAAGGGTGAGGTACCGGGGGCTGCGCTGCATCCGTTTGCCGGGCCGATTGATCTCGTGGCCGGCGATGCGAAGATGGGGCTCAAGCACATCGAGGCCCATGGTCGGGATCAAGTGCTGCGCGGCTTGCCGGGCGTGCTTCAGGACGGCGCCTGGTATGGGAAGCAGGCCACGGGGCCGAATCGAACCTATCTGGGTGACCCGGCAAACGAAGCGGTGCTTCGGATGGAGTGGGACGGCTCGACGAAGCAGTGGATGCCGACGGCGTACGAGAGAACCGCGAAAAATAGGTTCCCGCTTGAGACCGGCCGTACTACGCACTGGGCCGATGCGGCATCCGGGCAGTCATCCCCCGGAAATCAAGCGGGAATCGGTAGCCTACCAGACCTCGAAGCATCCTTCCAGGCCTTCGACCACAGCCTGAACCCGCCGCCCCCGCTGCGTGACCCACGGCGCTACACCGGGGCGCTTGAGGGGGCCGTGCCGGCCGAAGCCGGCCAGGCGCTGGCCAGCGGGCGTGCGGTGCACGCAGAGAAGGTGCGCCGCTTCGAGCAGGGCCCCTTTTCCTACGCGTGGCGCACCGGCGGCGACGGCCTTCCCATGGCGCAGGGTGCGGAGCTGGGCAAGCGCCTGGTCAACGGTGGCAGCAGCCAGGTGGCCGACGCGCAGGCACTGAAGGGCGCGGTACTGGAGCGCGGACCGACCATGCAGGCAGCGCGCGACTACGCGCTGGCCGACCTGATCGAGCGCAGCACCAATCGCGACACCGGCAAGGTGCTGTCGAGCCGGTTGCGCGCCAACATCGACGCACGAGCCGGCATGCTCCAGGAACTGCTGACGCCCCAGCAGTGGCAGGCGCTCAACGCGCTGTCCGACGATGCGTCGCGTGCCACGGAGGCCGCAGGGCGGGCCGTGTCCGGCTCGAAGACGTACCAGAGCAGCGCGAATGCCCTGCGGGTGGGGCTGCTCGGCTCGCCGGCCTTGCACTCGTTTCTGCAGCGCATCCCGAAAGTCGGGGGGTACGCATCCGCCATAGCGACAGGGGCCGCAGCAAAGGTTGGCGAACAGAAGGCCGAGCGGCTGGCTGGCCTGCTGGCTGATCCCACGGCGGCTGCCGAGGCCCTGCAGCGGCTGCAGCCGAGCCCAGCCGGCCGAGCGGTGCGCGGCCTGCTCGACATGGGGGACAACGCCTGGAGCGATCCGCTCCCGCTGATCGACATCAGTCTCGGCGATCTGATGCGCCGCGGCGGCTATCGGGCGGCTCCTCTTCTCCCGGCAGGGGGCGACCGGTGATGCCGCAGTACAAGCCTTGCGCGATTGCGAAGGCCAGCATGACGCCAGCCTTCAACAGCACGTGCTTGGCCGTCAGCAGCCATGCCCAGAGGTCCGACAGGTGTTGTGTGAGCCAGCTCATGGAGCAAGCCTAGCACTCAAGATCAGCGAGCGAATCCACCCGAGAGCAGACCCAGATGCCCATCCCGACCACCATCAGCGACCTGTCCACGTCCGTCGCGCTGAACCCGCCCGACGGCGCCGATCAACTGAACACCGTTGACGACCACCTGCGCGCCCATGCCGCGTTCATCGCGCAGCTGTGGGCGCTGGTGGGATCGGCCTCGGGGCCGCTGAACAGCACAGCGTTCGGCACCGGGAGCCTGACCTACAACGGCACGCTGACCGGTGGCACCGGCGTGATCAACATCGGTGCCGGGCAGATCTACAAGGACGGCGCCGGCTCGGTGGGCATCGGTGGCGGTGCGCCAGCTGCGGGCTATCGACTGGACGTCGCGGGGGGACAGCGGCTGAACGCGGCGGCCGGCGGCTTCCTGGATCTGGCGCTGGGCGGCGCCCTCAGAGGCAACTTGGTGGCCGTGTCCTACGGCCTGCTGATCAACAGCCAGACCACGACGACGGCGATCAACCCGAACGGCGGCAACGTCAGCATCGGCATCGGTCAAGACCGCGGCGTCACGCTGCACGTCAACGGCACGATCGGCCTGCCAGACGC